TTTATGCCTTCGGTTTCGCAGTTGATTTTCCAATAAGTGACTTAAATATTTTAGATATCGCTGGGTATGTAGAATCTTTGCAAGTCCCGAGAACTTATTGGTTGATAACACAAAATCCACAAGTTAAAAGTGCAGCGTCAACTACTGACATCGCGTCTTTGTTGAAAGACGGGCGCTATACAAGAACTTTTGTTCAATATTCAGAGCCCGCAACGCAACAAAATTTAGTAGATGTTTTCTCCGCCATGGCTCGTTTAATTACGACAGATTTTACAGCAAACAATTCGACAATCACTTTGATGTATAAGCAAGAGCCTACAGTAAATCCGCTCGTGCTTACTACACAAGAAGCAAACACGCTTCAAGCAAAAAATGTGAATGTATTTGCAAAATATGATAATGACACGGCAATAATTCAGTATGGAACGATGAGCGGAAACGTCTACGCTGATGAAATAATTGGGGTGGATTGGTTCGCAAACGCGATACAAACAGCATGCTACAACACACTTTATACATCGACAACTAAAGTTCCACAAACTGACGCAGGACAAAATATTCTTGTTAACGCTTGTTCTGCTGTATGTAATCAAGCCGTTAATAATGGTCTGGTCGCGCCTGGACAATGGAATGGGTCCCCATTTGGCCAGCTGTCTACAGGGGATTTTTTACCGACTGGGTTCTATATTTACTCCCCCCCTATGGCCGCACAATCGCAATCGATTCGTGAGCAAAGGATTTCACAGACGATTCAAATCGCGATTAAATTAGCGGGTGCGATTCATCAAGTTAACGTTATCGTGAATGTAAACCGATAAAATTTAGGAGTTTAAAAATGGCTACTTATTCTTTTCAAGATACATCTTTCACAATAACGGGCGTTGGCGGGGCAATAAGTTTAGGGTCGGGGTCCGGATCAGCTGAAGAAGGAATTACGATTGAGCCGATCGAAGATAAGAACATCATGACGATTGGAGCTGACGGGTCGGTTCAACACTCTTTGATTGCAAGTCGAGCTTCAACCATCACCATTCGTCTTCTAAAAACTTCAAAAGTAAATGCTCAGCTGCAGCAGATGTACAACCTGCAGACTGCGTCCGCACTAACACACGGAAAAAATGTCATCACTGGGAGAGATATCGCCCGTGGTGATATTATTACTTTTACAGAAGTTGCTTTTTCGAAACAGCCTACGAACACTTACGCAAAAGAAGCTGGGATTGTAGAATGGATGTTCCATTGCGGCGTTCAAGTTCAAATTCTAGGTCAAGGTACACCGGAGATTTAAAGTGGAAATTACAATAAAAGAAAATGATTACAAAATCGGAAAAATTTCCGTGCGAGAGCAATTTCATTTGATGCGTAAATTAACACCCGCAGCTACGGCCATTATCCCTCTCTTTCAAAAAGGGGAGGGAGTGATGGAATCCGAGCTTGACGGACTAACCCCTTTTGCGAACATAATTTCTAGCATGTCAGAAGCAGACGCGGATTTTTGCCTTTTTTCTCTTTTAAGATGTGTAGAGAAAAAAGAAAAGGGTGGGTTAGGATTTAGCCCGATTGCTTCAAAAGACAGTTATATAATTTTTTATGAAAACATAAAAATCATGGAAATGTTAATGATCGCTTTCGAAGCGTTGAAATATAACTTCAAAGATTTTTTTTTAGATCTTCAGTCGAGTTTACCCGAAAAGAGCCTCCCGGTATAAATTTCGTTTGTTTACCTGACGGCGAAGATTGGTTGATGAGGCCGATTTTAAAAGGGATGTGTAGGTATGAAAGCCTAATAGATGGTAAGTTAACGTTAGCAGATTTTGCTTTGATGAATGATGCGCTTGACGTCATCGAAGAAAATGATCGTCGCTATTCTGAGGCAACACAGCATGGCTGAAACAATAAAAGATTTCCTTGTCTCTCTCGGGTTTAAAGTTGACTCAGCGGGCTTAAACCAGTTTAAGTCAGGCGTTGGTACAGCAACGAAAGTAGTAACCGTTTTGGGGGCAGCGCTTACAGCTACATCTTTAGCGATGACACGGTTTGTTCTCGGAACTGCGACGACATACAATCATCTTTCTGATCTATCAAAAAACGTCGGCGTTTCTGTACAAAAGATACAAGAGTTGGGTTATATCGCCTCGCTGTCGGGGAGTAGTGTAGAAGCTGTAGAATCATCTCTCTCAAATTTAAGTAAGACTATCGGAGAAGCAAGTATAGGTGTGGGGCGTGGAGCTGCAACTTTTAAGCAACTCGGAATTAGTGCTAAGAAACAAAACGGTGAGTTAAAAACTACCGAGAACCTTCTAGAAGAAATTAGCGAAAAAATCAAAAAAGTTTCTTTAAGTGAAAGAACAGCAATTTTATCGAAACTAGGAGTTGACGCCTCTCTTGGTGGAGCACTAACAAATGATGTTAGTGAGCTGCGAGAAGAATTTACTAAACTCTACTCATCAATAGGAATAAATTCCGAAAAAGCAGCCGAATCTTCCGCAGGATTTATTGACTCTATTACTCGGTTGAAATTCGTTTTTAACACATTAAAGTCCTCAATCGCATTGCAATTCATCCCTCAGCTAAGAATGGGGATGGATACTTTGCGCAAATTAATGGTGGAAAATTCAAAAAAAATTGTTGAAACAATAACGCCAATTTTAAAAGCGCTTTTAAAATTAACCACGGCATTTTTTATTTTATCAAAAAGAATAATTGGGTGGGTAGCAACGTCAGTAGGCGCTTTTAATCGCTTCAGTGGTTTTTTCAAAGGGATACCCGCGATGATCCTCGCGGCTGTCGTAGCATGGAGGCTTTTAAACACAGCTTTTTTAGCGTCCCCAGTGGGGCGCTTGATTCTGATAGGAACCGCATTAGCGCTTTTGATTGATGATTTTTTAGGATTTCAAGAAGGGCTAAAATCTGCAATTAATTGGGGAAATGTTTTTAATAAAGTGTTGTTAGCTCTAGCAGTTAGCCTTGGAGTTTTCAGGGCTGCAATGTTGCTTGCAATACCAGGGGGCCCTTGGGTGAAAGCAATTTTAGCTCTGATTTCTCTCCCAATGATTTTTGTCGATGAATGGAAAAAAGTACAAGCGTGGTTTAAAGAGTTTTTTGATTGGATGTTGACAGGTTTTAAAAAATTGGGTGATGTAATTAACACCGCAGTTAATGCTGTAAAAGGAAAGTTTGGTGTAGATGACACCGGGGATGCAAAACTTTCGCGTGATGCTTTTGCTCAGTCAACTCGAAAACTTTCAAGCTTTGGCTCGATAGGTTCGCAAGGCTTAATGTCAAGTGGCGCGTCTAAAAATGTTACTCAGTCAATAAATCAAGAAACAAAAATAACGGTTCAAGGTGCGGAGTCTCCAAACGCGACAGCAAAAGCTATTGCTACAGAGCAAACGCGTGTTAATGCGGACATGACGAGAAATTTCGCGGGGGCTGTTAGATGAGCGTTTTTAACCTCCCTTACGTCACTTTCACGCCGCTGCGTTCAATAGGAACTTTTACAGCACAGATGACGATCGAAGAAGTATCTACAGATGATCTAGAAATAACCGATCATCCGGTGCAGGAAGGTGCGGCGATTAGTGATCATTGTTTCGTTAGGCCTCCAGAATTAACGATACAGGCTTCTTTTGCCCCCGATTTTTCAACAGATCTTAATGAAATTTATACAAATCTTCTGGATTTACAAGCGAGCAGGGAGCCGTTTTCTGTGACGACGGGTAAGCGATTATACAAGAACATGTTGATGCAGTCTTTGACTGTAGACACAGATAAAACAACGGAGAATGTTTTATCTGTGCGTGTTCGACTTAGGGAAATACGCATTGTACAGCTTGAAACAACTACAACAGCAGTCGCACCAAAATCACGACAGAAAAGCCCAGGGTCTACGGGGGCAATTGATAAAGCAGGGCAAAAATCCGCATTGCCTGCGACAGAAGAGCAAAGGAAAACAGCGTTAGGCGCTATAACTCCTTTCCCTCTTTCTCAAAAGTGAGGTGATTATAATGGCAATACAAGTTTTTAGAATACCTTTAACAAACACCTCACAAAGTTTTAATTTGAATCTCAGTGGAGTTTCTCTAACTTTAATCACGAGATGGAATCAATTCATGCCGGCGTGGGAGTTGGGTTTTCAAGATACAAACACGCAGAAAAACGTCTTTTCTTTTGTTCCCTTGGTAACAGGAACAGATTTAATTGGGCAGTTTAGATATAATGGGATTTTGCCGGGCGTGTTGTTGTGTTTCACAGAAGGTGAAGCCGATGATATTCCAACGGAGAAAAATCTTGGGGCATCCGCAAACCTTTTTTATATAACGGAAATTTAAAATGGCTTCAGACTCCCAATATTTAAGGGCGTGCAGCTTGATTGTGACGAACTCCAGTGGGAACGGGCTAGATCTTTCATCTTTAAGAGTCGTCTTCAATGTCAAAAAAACAAGTGATCAAACCCCTAATTCGATGATCGTGCGTGTTTATAATTTGACTGATGCAACACAAAAACAAATTCAAAAAGAATTTACAAAGGTTATTTTGCAAGCAGGGTATCAGTCAAATTATGGTGTGATTTTTTCTGGGAACATCAAAGATATAAAATTCGGTCGAGAAAATGCAACAGATAAATACATCGAAATTTTTGCGGGAGATGGTGATGAGGCGTATAATTTCTCAGTTATAAATCGGACCCTGGCGAGCGGCGCTACATTAAAAGATCAGATTAACGCGTCTATAGATTCGATGTCTAGCGCTGGAATTAGCGCGGGATATATCGAAGATCCAACACCACAAGCATTGCCGCGAGGGAAGGTAATGTTTGGTATGAGTAGGGATTATTTGCGGCAGTCAGCGTTAACCAGCGTGGCGACGTGGAGCGTGCAAGATTTAAAAGTTCAGTTTTTGAAAAGAACATCTTTATTGCCTGGCGAAGCCGTCGTATTAAATAGTAAAACCGGGTTAATTGGAATTCCCATTCAAACTAACGCCGGGATAGAAACCACATGTTTATTAAATCCGCTTTTGACAATTAACGCAAAAGTGTCTTTAAATGAAAATTTAATTTCCGGGGCTGTAGATGATAATGCTGAAAAACCAAAAGCATCATTTGCTACAGATGGTATATATAGGATTTTATCTTTGTCATATGTAGGTGATACTTTTGGCACAGAGTGGTACACGAAGATGGTATGTTTAGCTGCAGATCAAAGCGCCCCCGCTGGCGAAGAGGTATCAAGCTCATGAGAAGAGAAGAGAGGCTAGACGATCAAGAGCTCAGTATACGTGAAGCTCTTGATACACAGCAGTCGAAGATGTGGACAGCGATACCCGCAATTGTTGTTGATGTCGATCTTAGCGCACAAACACTATCCGCGCAGCCTTCGATCCAAGCGGTCGTGCGAGATAAAGACAACAAAACAACTAATGTCACATTACCCGTTTTAATTAATGTGCCAATTGTTTTCCCACGCGGTGGGGGGTTTGCGTTAACTTTGCCTGTCGCGGCTGGGGATGAAGTCTTAATTGTTTTCGCATCACGCTGTATTGACGCGTGGTGGCAGTCGGGCGGCGTAGGGGTGCAAGTTGAGCAACGAATGCACGACCTTTCCGACGGTTTCGCGATTCTTGCACCGACAAGCCAGCCAAAAAAATTAAGTGGCGTGTCTTCGACTTCTGTACAAGTTCGAAATGAAGCCGGGACAACATATGTGGAAATTGATTCTTCTGGGAAAATAAAATTGGTGTCTCCGTCTGAAGTTAAAGTTGCTAGCCCGTCAATAATCTTAGATGGGAATGCACAAGTAACAGGCAATTTAACTGTAGATGGAAATCTTACAAACTCAGGTATTGTTTTCTTAAATCACAGGCACGGTGGTGTTTCAATAGGGACAGACTTTACTTTGCCCCCATCTTAATAATGAGGCTAATGTGCGATACAGAAAGTTAGATGAAAATGGCGATATGGTTTTTGGGTTTGGTTTGGCCGGGTTTTACATCGGCGTGCCCGAAGCTGTATCCCAATCTGTTTTAACGCGATTGAGGCTATGGGTTGGTGATTGGTTTTTAGATGAAACAGAGGGGACACCATATTCGCAAGCTGTTCTAGGTGTTAGAAAATCGCAAACAATAGAGCCTGCAATGCGCGCAAGAATTTTGTCAACACCCGGGGTGACTGAAATTGTGTCATTAAATGTGGTTATAGATGAAAATAAAAGAACAGCGATTATAAATTCAGAAATAAATACAATTTATGGTTCAGCAACACTCACGGGGATTCTTTGATGTCAATTTCTAATCTTTTTTATATTGATAGTACGGGCATTAACTACCCGGATTATCCTACGCTTTTAGAGCAGATTCAAAACCAGTTGCGTGATATTTTTGGTGAAGACATTAATCTAGATGCGGATTCGCAAGATGGTGAAAGCACGGCGATTTTAGCGCAAGCCATTTATGACACTATGCAGATAGCTGTCATGACATACAACTCGTATTCCCCGCAATTTGCGTTAAGTAATGCTCTTGATCGAAACGTAAAAATAAATGGAATATCACGGCTTGCTGGGAGTTTTTCGCAAGTAAACTTAACACTCGTAGGCTCCGCAGGGACTGTCATTACAAATGGGATTGCGCAAGATACGTTCGGGCAGTCATGGTTGCTTCCTGAAACCGTAGTGATTCCGTTGTCAGGAACCACAATTGTTACCGCAGTTTCTAAAGAGATAGGTGACATAAGAGCCGGTGCGGGAACCGTTACAAAAATTGAAACGCCAACAAACGGTTGGCAAATCGTAACAAACGTTTTAGAGTCAATTTCTGGGGTAGATGTTGAAACAGATTCCCATTTAAGACAACGTCAAACACGTTCTACAATGATTCCCAATTTAACCGTTTTAGATGGTATAGGAGGGGCGTTAGGGGCTCTAGATTCAGTCCAAAGATTTATGCTATATCAAAATGACACGGGAGTTGTAAACGGGATAGGGATACCTCCATACTCTATCGCGTGCGTTGTCGAAGGTGGAGACGCGCAAGAAATTGGGGACGTGATAGCGCAAAAGAAATCCCCCGGAGTCGGGACTGCGGGGGATATTCCTATAACTACCGTCGATTCTAGGGGTGTTATAACCGTTGTTAATTTTTATGAAGCTCAACCCGTGCCTATTGCCGTGCAAATAACAATAATAGCATTACCGGGGTTTTTGACGTCTACAACAACAGAAATAAAAAACGCAATTGCAAAATACATAAATGAGCTCGCGATTGGCGCGTCTGTTTACATAACGAAATTGTGCTCCCCCGCAAATCTTTTTAATACACCTTTAAGCTCCACATATAATTTGACAACAATTTTGACTGCAATAATTCCCGGGATTGTTTCAAATACAGATAAAATAATTGAGTTCAATCAAAACGCGACGTGCGACCCGGAAAATGTAGAGGTCATCGTTATATGATAGAAAAATATTTGGCGTTGATAACAAGTCAACACAGAAATAAGCCGAAATTTTCTGCGTTTATAGAAACGTATGCGAGCGCATGTGTTGACATTCAAAATGTGTTAATTTCATTGATAACCCTTTATGATCTAGACTACGCAGAAGGAGTCCAGCTTGACGTCGTAGGGGAGTGGATAGGGACATCAAGAAGAATCCCGCTTTTATCAGAACAGCGTTATTTTACATGGGACACTACCGCGGATGAGGGGTGGGACAACGCGCGATGGAAAGGGGAAGGAGACCCCGACAATGAACAAGTTGTATTAGATGATGACTATTATCGACGGCTTTTAAGAGCCAAAGTGCTGTCAAATATTTGGAAAGGAGATAGGGAAAGTATATATGCGATCTTTGACGCTTTTGTGACACCGACTAGTCCCATTTTAGTTTATGACAATTTGGACATGTCCATGACAGTAACCCTCGTTGATGGGTCGATGGGTAAACTTGAAAAGAAGATAATAATCGCGAATCTGCTGTTTGTACAACCTGCTGGTGTGAAAATTACATACACAGTAATTTGAGGAATAAACATGGCCGCCAATGAAATTTTAAACTTTTGTGAAACGAACACGGGTTCTAATTTACTGACACAAGCAGAATATTTAGCGAGTAATGACAGGACAAGGGGGAACACGAGATTCACTATTGCGATAAGCAAGCTAGCTAACAAGGCGCTTGCACAAACCTGTAGCGTATCAAGTGGCGTTGCGCAATTCGTTGCAGATAATCAAAATGTGGATGTTACAGACCAGCTTTTAACGGCGGGAATGAGCGATACCGTTACACATGCGATAGGGAATTACATCCGTCAAAATTTTGCGGTGACTTTTACATCAACGGGAACTGGGAACGCGTTACAAATCACTACAACACCTTTTTTGTATCCTGCCCCCATTACCGGAACACAAATTCAAATCGTAGCGAACGCAACGAACACCGGATCTACAACGCTTTCAATAGATGGCAGTTTCCCTACAGACGTGTACATACAATCTTCTACAGGGAGGATTCAGCTGCAGAACGGGGAAATAACAGCAGGCGGGATATACAGATTTATTTATATTGTAGACAAATGGTGTTTACAAAACCCGTCAGTAAAAAATTTAAGATTCATTGGTGTTAGCGTGATTACATCTACGCCACAAACGGTGCCAGGAAACAACACAGGAATTAGAATAATTTATAATAATGCTGCTATGTATGACACACATAATTTTTGGAACGGTACGGCTCAAACCCTTACCATCCCATTTGATGGGTACTATGAAATGACGGCATCCACTTTTTTTAAACCTGTAGGAACCCCCCCCGTATCCACAGTTTTTACAACTATATTTATTAATGACGCTGGGGCTGCGAGGTTGGGGGAAGCGTATTCTGGGGGGGATGTTACAAGCACAGGGGATTATAAAAGTTTTCTTAATGCCGGAACTACCCTAGCACTTTTCGCGAATTCCCTCGGTGGAGCGAGAAACATCGGGGCCACGGGAGAAACAAGTTTCTTTCAAGTAACATATTTAGGGAATTAATAGAGAGGATAAACCATGGCTACAGCGGCAACAAGTAATATAATTTTTCGAGATGGGTTGTTTAGATTAACAGTACAAATGACTTCAGGAGGATTAACTTCGCAGCCTATTCGTGCAGATGATTTGAGTGATCCAAATTTGGGGCAGGGTTATCAAGTGCGCGGCAGCATGACACCACTCGCAATAATTTTCCCCAATAATTGGGTTGCGAGTGACGTATATTTTGAGGGTTATCTGGATGATACTTTTACAAATGGTTTTGAGATAATGACTGGCGGTATTACAAATCGGCTTTTTGTAATTTCGGCTTGCGGCCCTTCGTCACAAGTTCCATTGCCTCTAGATATTTTTTCAAGCATAAAATTTTTTGTAATAAAGGTAATTGTACCACAACCTGTATTGACAACACCTATTGTTATATTTTTCCCTCTTGAACAACTGAGCGCTTAAATTATGAATATTGCGTTAAGAGTTTTTTTGCTCAATTTTAAAGTGCAAGATGGGGAGCCACAACCTCCTGAGCCGGAATTAATTGTTACACAAGATGACGTGAATATAATCACCCAGGACGATGTTTTTATTATTACTCAAAGATAAGTGTGAGCTAAATTATGACTAGGAAATTTGATGAATTTGCCCCAGCAGGACCTATTGTCACTACAGACCGGATTGTCGGCTTGCGCGGAGATACAAACAGCATTTTTACCGTTGGAAATCTTTTTGTAAAAGGAGATTTACCAGTTAGTGATTTAACATCCACGGTCGGTGATCAGTTGTTAAGTAACAGGCTTTATGTCGGTACCCTCGGGCTTCCATCGTCCGCTGTGGGTACAATGCCCATCGCACCTGCTGCGGGGGATGTTTTAGTCATTGAAGCAGTAGGCGCAGCGGGGGTAATTGTAAATAAAGGAACTGCTTCGCAAATATTTATTGGGACATCTACAGTCGCTACAGCTTTTCTTTTGCCGCAAAAATCCAGCATTACATTAAGATGTTTCTCTTCAGCTGTAGGCGGACAGTGGCTCGCAGAATCAATTGTAAATTCGGTTGAGGTTGATGGAGTTGAATATCAAAATGCAATTGGAAACGTTCAACTTAATCGAAGCAATAATCTGTCCGATGTTACAAATACAGATACATCAAGGGCAAATATTAATGCTCAAAGAAGCACAAGACAGGGAGTTGGCAGTCCTGTTGGAAGCGTTGCAGGAAACGCCTCAGATATTTATTTTGATCAAACAGGGGAGAATATCTGGGTTTGTGTAGGTACGGGGACGCCTGGGATTTGGCGCGGGGTGCTTGGCCTGGGTGCTCTTTCTTCTACAAGAAATCTAGATGACGTTGCAAATATTACAACAAGCCGCACGAATTTGAGCGCTCAAAAAATAACAACTGTAGCTGCAGTTGACCCAACTTCCGCAAGTGGAGAAGTTGGAGATTGTTATTTTAATGCGGCGAGCAAAGCGTGGTTTGTCTGTACTGTAGCAGGAAACCCCGGAACGTGGGAGATGTCTACAAGTCAACCTGTTGGCGCACTTTTAGTCATAAACAATCTATCGGATGTAGCAAATAGTGCAACAGCACGCGCTAATTTAGGTGCTCAAAAGATAACAATTCTAGGGGGTGTTAATCCTACGGCTGTGGCAGGTATTGCTGGTGATAGTTATTTTAACACAGCAACACAATCGTCGTTTGTTTGTACAGTATCGGGAGCGCCGGGCACGTGGGTTCAACCTACGGCTGCGAGTTTATCAACACCATCAGCCCCAGTTTTAGTTAATACAGCTTCGCCGACTGCGACGCAAGTCTTAACCGCCACTTCTGCGACGAACGCGACGTGGCAAACACCTTTTTGTTTCACTGCTGTAAATGCAAATCGCATTGGGTCACCATCCATAACCGCACCAGCGGGCAGTGGACTTAACGTTCTTGTCTTTACAAACGCTACGATAAATGCAGGTAGTATATATAATCCAGCAACGGGGGTTTTCACTGTACCAGCAGGCAAAGCTGGGCGGTGGAGAATCGCGTACAATATCTTAAACACATCAACAGCAACTGCGAACAACAGGAATTACAATCTTGATGCCGCTATTTATATTAATGGGGTATTTTCCTTTGAAGATTATTCAACGTGCAAAACTCCATTACAAAATAATGAAGTTGCAGCGTTCACAATTGGAAGTGAATCTATTCTAAATTTGGCGGTCGGGGCTCAAGTAACAATTCGTTATGTAAATAACGGGAATACTAGTATAACGATAAATCAGGTGAAGCTAGTCATACAATGGGAGTCAACATAATAATGATTGTAAAATATTTTAAGCATGAATACTTGGCGGATTTTGAAGGGGTTTTTCATGATCAAATCTCTTTATCAAACGACGTGATAACTATCTGCTTAACGCTAGAGCAGTTTCTTCAATTCGAATCTGATTATAGCTTGCCTGCGGGTTATCAAGAGCGAATTTATATTCAAGGTGATTACAACCACCTGATCACATCTACAAATTCAATTATGGAAGATGTAGTGCCGTTTCCCGAAGGAGATCTTTATATTGCTAATGCACAAAATTATATTCCACCTGTTATTCCAGAAGAATAACACTGCTAACATTCGCCCTGTTCCTCGGGTGAATGCCTACATAAAACTTTAAAAAAATGTTATATTATAATAAAAGTTAACAATTAAAATGTTGAGGCTTTTATTATGTTTGGAAATTACGAGAATTGTTTAAAATGCGTGCTAGACTCAGAAGGTGGGTACATAAATCACCCTTCTGATCCAGGCGGAGCAACCAATTTTGGTGTTACAAAACGAGCTTGGGAGGATTATTTAAAAACTTCCGTTTCAAATTTGGACATAAAAAACCTAGACAAAAAACGCGTTGCAGAATTTTACAAAAAAAAATATTGGGATGTTTGTAAGTGTGATTTATTGCCGGCAGGGATTGACTATTGTATTTTTGATTATGCGGTAAACTCAGGACCAAACCGTGCGATTAAGGCCTTACAAAAAAGTTTAGATCTTGTTGTAGACGGAATAATTGGACCAAAAACGTTGTCAAAAGTTCAGCAATTAAAAGATAAAAAAATAATTGTAATGCGGATTTGTGCTCAAAGGTTGATTTTTTTAAAATCTTTGGTGCAGTACCCGATTTTTGGGAAGGGGTGGCTCTCGCGAGTTATGAAAGTGCAATCAAAAGCAATGGGGATGAGCGTATGAAAAGTAAAATTACATTCAGTTATAAAAATTGGTTTTCGCCAAGTCCCCGTTGCGTTTTAAAAGTTGTTAATGCGGTACAATCATGCTGTGCAATGGTTTTGGGGATGGCGATTTATCAAGACCAAGAAACGCTTTTGTGGATAGTCTCTACTGTGTCGATTGCATGCCATTTTATAAACTCATGTTCGGGAACGAGAGATAACCGAACATGAGAATAATTTTTTATATTTATAGCGTCATCTCTCCGCCGATAATACTATCGGCGATGGATTTCTTATTACCTAGTGACGCGATTATATCTTCGTCTATAGTGTCTTTTGCAGCAAGATTTATGTAAGTGACATTTTTAGTTTGTCCTATTCTGTGGGCGCGATCTTCGGATTGTAGGCGATTGCGCAAGGAGAAGCTGTTGCTAAAATAAATTACATAACTTGCTGCAACTAAAGTAATCCCGATCCCCGCTGCTTGGGGATTTCCGAGGAAAACTTGTGCATCACCTTGCTCAAAACTTTTAATAGCATGTTTTCTTGATTCGGTTGTTGTGCCACCATGGTACTGAACAATAGATATTTTTTTGTCTTTTAATCTGTCGAAAATGTCTTGTATTTCGACACGATACTTTGCCCATATAATAATTTTTTCCCCAGATTCTACAACTTTTAAAACGTGATCAACAAGCAGGTCAAGCTTAGGCGTTGGCCCTTGAATACGAACAGGCTCTTCAGATAAAGGGTGGCAATAATAGCCGCTGGTTATCTGTGAAAGCTTACCAAAAGCGACAAGTTTATTGAAAGTTGTGGTATCACTTTGAAAAACGAGGCGACATTCTTCTTTAGCTTGCTTATAAATAACCAGCTGCTCAGGTGTTAAATCAAAGTAAACTGTCTTGTAAATTTTTTCAGGTAAATCCAGACAATCTTTTTTTGTTACGCGATAGCAATGTTTTTTTATTATCGCATTAAGCTTGTCCAGATTTTTGTAGATTGGGGTTCCGTCCATATTTTTCGCGACGATTTGAGGGGTTCCATACGACCGCAAACCTCCAGACATTTTTGAGCGTATGCTTTGCAAGAGGGGGTTGTTATCTTGCAACATTTCCGCATATTCTGCTTTAAAAGAATAGAAGCTTGAAGTGCCAAGAATATTTTCATCTAAAAAAGTGAGTTGAGTAAAAGCGTCAAAAGGAGAATTGTTAATCATAGTGCCCGTCATAATACGGCGGTATTTTGAGTATGGTTTTAATTTAAAGAGGGCTTTTGTACGTGCAGCTTTTGGATTTTTTATTGCATCACTTTCATCACATATGATCATAACTTTTGAAAAAGAAGAGCAGAACCTCTCAGCGAAATCATAACCGCGTTTCGATTGTAAGGCTTCCCAATTCATCGTTAAGATTCGAAGTGGCCTACTTTCATAGACTGTAAAAATTTCTTCAAGTTGTTTTTTATATTCTTTTTTTGCTGTAGAAAGCCACTCAACACTTTTATAATGCACCCAGGTAGGCATGTGGGTTGGGATTTCTATATGATGCCACGCTCGATGAACGCCGTTAGGCGCTAGAACTAAAACGGCATCACACTCTGACTCACCCCATTTTGCGGCCATATCGTTTATCATCATCCATGTTTTCCCCGTGCCCATTTCCGCAGTGATCCCTACAGCGTCTTTGTCTGACCAGTACTGTAAATAATCTATTTGATGCGCGTAGGGTTTGGTTTTGAATCTTTCGTGTGGGACGTTTTTAAAATCTCTCTGAATTTCTTCCATTTCTCGATTCCTCTCACAGGTTTCGTTGAATGCCAAGATGCATTTTCTAAAATTTCAGACAAAGTCAGCTCATTGATGACGTCATAAAATTTACCGTCTAACAAAATTATTTTTTTATCTGTATAAATCAAAAAAAAGGCTTTTCCTCCGGCCGATAATTGACGATCAAACCAGTTTTTTTGATCTTGAGATACTTTGTGATTTGATCTAAAAAGCGGGGTGGTTTCCCGCTTTGGTTCAGTTGGGGATTTGATTTCTATCCACATTTCACTACCCCCTCTTAAGCACAAATTAACGTCGGGAACTCCAGCGAGCGTTGCCGTTTCAATACGATCAATACGATCAATTCCGGGAATTTCCAAATTTTTTTTAAAAATTTTATACGCGTTTTTTTCACTCATCAAGTCGACGCCATTTGGTTATAAATGCAAACCGGAAACCATTATAAAACGTGGCTTTAATAAGCAATTCTGAATCCACCGGAACATTATCAAGGAATTCTTGGCCGAAAGTTATAAATGTTTTTGCGGAAATTCTTCCAGATATCTCTCCGCTATCATCTCTCAGTTTCACATCGACAAATTTCGTTTGTCCGGTTTCAAGCGCCCCGTTTCTTTTTTCTAAAAGATCGGGGTCGTTTCTATCTCTCAAAACTTTTTTTGTTAAAGTTGCGATAAAAATCCGCTCTTCACCGTGAGGCACCCCCTCAAGCGCCTCGACCAGTGAAACGGACCTAGATAAACCGTGGAAATTGTGAGTGTCGTAATAACTTCTGTATTTAGTTTTAAGCGGGAAAAGATTAGAAAACTTATTTTCACACTTTGATAAAAAAGAACGATCTGTAGATGATAACCCATTTATCTCTCTCTTTTCAACCAGTTTTCTAGCTTTAATCTCACCCACACCCTTTAACGAAGTATATCCTCCAAAAAGAACCCCATCTTTTGTTGACCATGTTACGTCGGAATTATCGGGATCAAAAGCGCGGAACTGGACACCATCTCTTGTCATCTCACGCAGAATATCAAGAGATGCATCCTCATCTTTTTGATGTCGAAGTGTAGACGCTAAAAATTCCAGAGGGAAATGAGCTTTTAGATATGCCGTCCAATATGCGACTAAAGCATAGCTATATGTGTGCGACCTGTTCATTTGATAGCCGCCCATCTCACAAATCAACTTCCAAACTTTTAAAATTTCTGAATCAACAAGGCCTATTGATCTCGCGCCCGATTGAAATTTCTCAAAAAAAGAAGCGATGAATTCATGACCTAAACTTTTCCCTATCCCTTTTCTAAAAGCGTTTGTGTCTTCCCAAGAAAATTGTCCAAACTCGCGAACAATTGCAAGAGTCTGCTCTTGATAAATCGGCAAGCCGTAGGTGTCATCTAAAATGTGTCCGAGAAGAGGGCTTATAGGATCCCTAAGACCACTTAATGATCTCTTAACATATAGCTCAGCGATTCCACTGTCGAGCGTGCCAGGGCGTGCTAATGCGATCACGTCACATAGATCGTCAATACTTTTGAAATTTATGTCTTTCGATATTTTCCTTGCAGCTTTTCCATCAAGCTGAAAAATACCGCAAAAACTTTTTTTATTTAAAAGTGAAAAAGTTTTTCTGTCATCAAGGGGTAAATTGTACCAGTCAATTTTCACCCCGGAATCTTCAATAATTGTTAACGTTCTAAGGCCTAAAATATCAACTTTTAAAAGGCCTAATTTTTCAGCCGCATGCTTATCAATATGCGCAATCCCTTGCTCGTCTAAAACACAAAAGTCTTTGATATCTGAGCGACACAAAAGGACTCCCGCGGCATGCTTCCCTGTGTGTGAAACATGGCCCTCAATTTCCGCAATTTTTCTCACATGAGGATATTTTTCTAAAAACGTTTTCCCAGCTGGGGTGTTGTCCAAAGCGTCAGCTAAAGTTGTTTTAATCGCTGCTTTTACATCCCACATCATACTGTCATTAATATGAAGCTGTTTACAAATCAAAGCAAAAGCAGATCGAGCTTGTAATGTGCTCACCGTACCAATCTGCGCAATTTTATCTTCCCCATATTTTGATTTGAGATAATGGAGAATAAGATGGCGTTTATCGTCAGGGAAGTCTGTGTCAATGTCCGGGAGGTCGCTACGTGTGATGTCAATAAAGCGTTCAAAATATAGTGCTGGTGGGATAGGGTCTACTTCTGTGATACCGCACAAGTAGCACACTAGAGAGCCTGCTGAGCTGCCACGGCCTGGGCCGACAAGCATCTTTGTTTTTGCAAAGCGGATAAGATCCGCGACGATCAAAAAGTAACTACTAAATTTTTTAGATCGAATAATTTTAAGTTCATGTTGCAATCTTTTTTCATATTCTTCTGTGAAACCGTTCGGGAATCGTGCCGCAACGCCTTCTCTACATAACGCTTCTAAATCGCCGCCATGCGTAAGCATGGGTGCAACGGGCAAGTCGTAGTCGTCAATATCATCTGTAAGCTCTTGTATCTCAGAAGTGAAAGGGTAATCAGAGAGAATAATTTGCGGTGTGTTCTTCTTTAAAGAGCCGGTTAAAACTTCGTAAGTGTCTTTGTCAGACTCTCTTATATAAGAATTGTCACTTGTGTAAACTTCAAAAAAATTAAATTCAAGAGCTAACTGTTCTTTTTTACAATTTAAAATTTGACTTGATGGGTTGTAATCAATAATCGCGCTGATCAATTTAAGAAATTTTCCGTCAACAACATCCCCCGCAAATTTTTTAATTCTTATTGTCATTGATTCTACGTTTTCGGGATACAGTACAGAGATAGAACCACGAGGCGTTGCGAAGTGTTGAGTGTGTGACAAGCTAACAAAACCGTAAAGCTCTTTAAGACCTATGCTATCCGCAGCGATAAACCACATGCGTTTTGGTACATCATCAAAAACCACATACAGCTCTACGCCGAGCATGGGTTTTATTCCCGCAGCGCGACAAGCATTGTGAAAAGGCACGTGACCCCAGGTATTATCATCTACAAGAGCTGCCGCAGGGCATTTAGTCTCTTTTAGATATGC